AATTAACCTCTTTCTTAAAAATCTTGTCAAAAGTAGTATTAGGAACAACTACTTTTGCACAAAAAAAGTTGCTTATGTACAATGTAATTGTCAAAAGAAAATTGACACCTGATTTTACAAAAACATCAGGTAACAAACAGGTTACTTTCCGCTTTTTTTAAATTTGTCAAAAGTAGTATTAGAAACAACTACTTTTGCACAAAAAAAGTTGCTTATGTACAATGTAATTGTCAAAAGAACATTGACACCTGATTTTACAAAAACATCAGGTAACAAACAGGTTGCATACCGCTGAACATATTGGAGGTGAAAATTATGGTACGCAATAAGTCACCGTGTTTTTATTATAACAGTTATTATAACAGTAATTATCACAAAATATTTCTATAATAGAAAATTATGTTAAAAAGGAGTTTTTTACAATGTGTAAAAATATTTATATTGAAGAGATTTCAGGAAACTTTGATGGTTTTGATTACAATCTCAATGCAGACATTGAGAATGACGGAGCAGTAGAGGTATCCGCCTTTATTAATCACAGTCATATCAGCTTTAATAATATGATTAACGATTTTAAGACCATGTTGAATTGTCTTAAAAGCTATTTCGAGTTGAACGATTACAATTTTGCTTCATTCGAAGCTGCTGATTCAAAAGGCAAAGACTATGAGATTAATATTAGCCCGAATGAAAGTGTGATTACTATTCAAATTTTCGGTGCAAACTTTAAGGAAGAGAGTCTTGTGCAGAGTTTTGCATACTCTGTTGGGTATATTCAAAGCTTTCTGTTACATAGCGAATCTGAGCTTAAAAGCGAAGACACAAACAACTAACATTACTGTGTTTGTACTATAGCTTACAAATTTTAATGCGTATCACTGTTGCACTAATCATCAGTGATACGCATATATGGAGGTATTGTAAATGCTTAAAAAGAGTAATAATGACGATATCAAATTATTCTTTGGTTCTCTCGCAATTGGTGGAATTGTATCAGTAATTGTGTTTGTTATTTACTGGGAAGCTAATAAAGATATTGCTTCGGAAGTGTTGTCCCCTTTTTTCGGTAACCTATTTATTGCAAGTTTTTGTGTTTTTTCGGTTTTACCGCTTTCATTACTTGCATATATCGTAGTTTATTTGTTGAAAAATGAAAGCATTAAAACTTCAATTCGTCTGTTAGCAAACAAATTTTCTACTCGGCAACTGACAAAAAACTCTGAAATTATTTATCCGTGTTTGCAAGCATTTGTATATGAAACACTTAAGAGAAATGATATTTTACATATTCCTGTGCAAGACATTTCTTCGGTAAATTATATTGGTTACAGTGTAAGACAAGACTGTGTTTTTTACCGCTATGGTATAAATCTTTTAGAGAAACCAGATTACGATGATGATTTACTTAAAATCACTCTGAGTCGCTTGTTTCAAAGTGAGTTAAAACAATATGGAGTTTTAGGTCTTCCTTCAATTTATAAAAGCGTGACTGCTTTTTGCTACTCGATATATGCAGACAGGGTGTTTTATGATGAAGATAATCACATTTTGTTAATTGATATTTTATATATCTGCACTGAAAATTCTGCAATATATTATCAAAATGCTACTAAGCGTGATAATAATAATCATATTAATATGGGTGATATTTATGATGATGAAGTGTAACACATCTTTTAATTTGGGCATTGATAACAAGGCTCTTTCTCGGGGTTTTGTTCTGCCTTTAAAAGTGAATTGCAAAAAGACACCGCATATCCTTTTGTGTGGCTCAACAGGTTCAGGCAAAACATACGCTTTAAAATATATATTGAAGCAGTTAGCTATATCTAATTCATTGATATATCTTTGTGATTACAAGGGCATAGATTTTATTGCTATGCAAGAATGTGGAAGATATTATAAACATCAAAATGTATCAGAGGGAGTAAATACGGTTTTTGATTTGCTTCAAAATCGTATGGAAAATCCCACACTTGATAATCAGGCGTGTTTTTTGGTATTTGACGAATGGAGTGGATTTTTAGCTTCTGTTCCAAAGAAACAACAAGAGGAATTTAAACAGAAGTTAGCTTCAATTTTAATGCTTGGAAGAGGAGTGGGCATATTTTTATTGCTTGCAATGCAAAGGTGTGATACTACTAATTTTCTTTCAGGTGCAAGAGATAATTTTGGGGTAGCTCTTGGTTTGGGCAGACTTTCAAAAGAATCGGCTCGTATGTTGTTTTCTGATGAAGCCGATTTGATAGAACCAAAGCCGAGAGGTCACGGATATTTGAGAGTTGACGGACAACCTACGGTTGAAATAGTCATTCCTAAAATCAGAGATATGTCAATTACGGATAAGGTTATAAAAAATGCTCTTTGTGAGTAAATACAATTTTTAATAATGGGAGGTAATAACTATGGATATTAAAAATATAGTTATTGACGCCTACAAGACAGTAGGCACAGATTTAATGCTGGTGTCAGTTTTACCTGCATACGAATATGACAACGGAAAGAGAACAGATAACATTTCGGGCTATAAATATGAGGTAGTTTTACCGCATCGTGCCTATGAAAAATTGTCTGTGAAAATTCTCGGTGATGTAAGGCTTGATTTGCAGGAAGATGAAGCAGTATTCGTTTCATTTACCGACTTAGTTCTAACGCTGTATTGGACTCCGCAGGGTTACCGCATAAGTGCTTCGGCAAGCGATATTAAGCCTGTTAATCCACCTAAAAAGGCTGGGTAAGTCTTTGCCGTGGGCGGTAGCACCGTCAAGGTGCGAACCGCCTGACGGCAAGTCAATCCCCTCACTTTAATGAAGGGGATTATATATAATTTCATCGAATATGTGTTCGATATTATAGGAGTGATTATATGAATGGATAAAGAAGTAACAGTCGGTGTTGATGAATTTTCTTTAGTTTTGTTTTATCCGATTGATGATGTTTGTAACGATTGGCAAAGTACAGCTTATTCAATGATACAGGAATTTATCTATAAGGCGGACATAGAAATGTTGCTCGGTAAAGTGGTAGAAATGCATGATAAAAAGCCACAGGCTTACTCACAGGCATTTACCATTGAAAACGCCCCCTATTATTTTGCCATAGCTATGCACGATAATTTTGTACACATGGGCATACTTGTTAGGTTTACTGCCCAAGCGTGGGCAACTTATCAGGAGCGATATTATCAGATGTACGGTGAGAGCGTAAATTTAGCAAAATTTTTGCGTATGATTGACAGCCCTTTTTACAAATTTAGATTGAGCAGAATTGATTTAACCGCTGATTATAAAAATTTCGATGATTTATCTCCGCACAGTATATACGATAAATTGGAAAATGAACAGTATATCATAGTTGACTGCAATGACAGACATTCTAAAAGAAAGATTTCCGCAGTACAAAATGATTTGGCTACAGAAACTCTTTACATTGGGAGCAGAGCCGAAAACTCTCAAAGTTTATTGCGAGTCTATAATAAAAAGAATGAGCAGATAAGCACTAACGGATTTAGACTTGATGAAGCTCTTAATTGTGAGAATTGGGTAAGGATTGAAACCTCTTTCAGAGGGAAGTACGCACACCAGATAACTGAACAATTAAAAAGTGTTTTCGATGACATTTCAATGTCACAATTCATAGCAAGTAAGATTTGTGACAGATACCGCTTTTTTGATGTATCAACAGAGCATTACACGGATTTCACACAATATTTGATTGAAATATCAAAAAACAGTAACTACCCTGCCCTGCGTTGTGAAAGTCCTAAAAACAACAGTCTTAACAAAAGTATTCAGCACATTATTTACGGTAGCGGTTTATTTCCTTTGATATATAAAATCAGCATTATATGGGGTGATAAGGCTGTTGTTGAATTTTGGAGTATTTTGTATGAAATATACAAGAAATACCATAAGAAAAAACTTGAAATTAACCCTCAGATAAGGGCTTGGCTTAGAAAGAATTTTCTTAGCTTATCACAGCAAAGTTTATCAGATTGCTTTGTCAGTGTTGACCTTACAAAGATTGATGTTGCCGAGATTGTAAATAAGATCTCCGAAAGTGACAATCCGTTTACACTAACGGCAATAAACACAAGCAGTAACACAGATAATCAGGTAGTATCTGATGAAGAATTTGAACGCACTTTTTATTCAAAGGATATGGAGTGAGATATTGAACCCGAAATACATAAATACCGAGAAACTTAATTTCTTATAAACACACAAATAAAAACCGAAAAACCTAAAAACTGATTACCATAGAAATATGATTATCTTACTTCATATTTTTTATATTATAATTTTCTATAAGGAGAATGATTATGAGTGATAATTATATGCTTAATGAAGTAGTAAAGTATTGGAAGAAAACAAATGACCTTTTAGTAGCTTTTGAGGACTTTAACGGTCAAATACAAAAGCATACGGTTCATTTGCCAAAAGAGGACATTGACACAATTCTTAATATCGGAATCACAACAGGTATTAAAAATTGGTGCGACAGAGTTGATATTTTAGAGGACAAACCGCTTGGGACTTATTATAGTGAACAAGTGTCAAGAGGCGGTTCTCTGATATTTCATGACAAAATTTTTGATAGAGTCGGAGTTATGACTCTTTCGAATTTTCTCCAGTCATATAGCTGTATATACAGTGCGGCAACCTCATACGGTCTTAGTGAGCATTGTATTGACGGTTACTTTTACAATTCACCTCGCATATGTGATTACATCATTCAGTTCGCTTTGTTTGAAGATATACCCTATTTTCACGCAGAAGAAACGGAAGGTGGTAGCATATGAATGATGAGAAAAAGAATATGTGTGATGAAGATGATTCCGATGAAATTCTCGAATATACAGGCGGTAGCGAGCTTAGCGATTTAACTTTCATCACGACATATGATTATTATTCCAGTTGGCGTATTAAGGAAGTGTTTCGAGAAGCTGGGTATGAATTAAAGCCGGTGTTCTTGGGTTATAAGGCATTACGGTACAGAGCGTGTCAGAGATATTGGATAATCGACATGAGTAACGGTCAAAAAATGGGTACATCTTATAACGGCTACAGTTTTGAAGACTTGCGATACTTTTTAGGTAAATTAGGAATACCTCTTCACGGAGATAACTACCGCTCTAAAAGACCTTCAAAAGATGAAAACGGCAGGCGTTATGCTTGTGAAGAGTTTCTAAAACTTGCAGAAAGTCTTCCCGATAAAAAGGAGGACTTAATATGAGTGTAGAGATTAAATTCATCGGTACTAAAGAGGTTGCCGAAGCACTTGGTTGTTCCTTGCCTACTGCACGCAATATTATGTTGAGAGCAGATTTCCCTTTAATACGGGTAGGTAAAAATCTTAAAGTTGAGCTAAATGCTTTTCTTAACTGGTCGCAGAAAAGAAGGGTATGAGCATTTAAAGCATTTACATAATATTTAAGCAACCGTATTGACACAAAAGATTTAAGGCTATACAATACTGATATAGTAAAAATCTTTTGTGCTTTACGGTTTGGAAAGGAACGATTTTTATCAGCACTAAAAGCACAAAACCTAAGTCTAAATGTAATAAACTTGATTACGGTGACGGTTCTGTATACTATGTTAAAAGCAGAAAATGCTTTGCAGGTCAGATAACGCTTGAAATTAACGGTGAGAAAAAACGCAAGACGGCTTACGGTAAAACCGAACGCATTGTTAAGAATAAGTTGCTTGAATATCGTATTCAGGCAAAAGCAGGATTTTTTGACGAACCCGATAACACAACTGTCTATGAGCTTGCCGAAAAGATGATTGAAGAACAATTCTCTCTTAATGAGATTAAGCAAACTTCATATGACCGCAAGAATGAAACCTTAAAGTCAATGAGTCCTATTTATGATTTAGCAATGCGTGAGATTACGGAAGATGTAATAAAGCATTTTTTCATTTCTAAAATCTCTTATTCGCAGTCATACTTGGATAAAGCATATCAGCTTTTAAAGTCAGTTTTCAATGAAGCTGTAAGGAAGAAAATTGTTACAGAAAACATTATGCTGAACATCAGAAAGCCAAAGTCAAAGCAGGAGCTTGTAAAAGTAAGAGCATTGACTGTTGATGAACAGAAAAAGCTGATAGATGTTCTCAAAAGCGAGGATATACGCTATTCGGAACAAATGCTTTTGTCAATGTTTACAGGCATGCGTATGGGCGAAATTAACGCCTTAGAGGTAGGAGATATAAACTTTAATGACCGTACAATTAGAGTTTGTAAAACTGTCAGCAGAGGTCTTAACGGTAAAACATATATAAGTAATTCCACAAAGACTAAAGCAGGTATGCGTACAATCTATTTTAATGATGATATGGCTGATTTTTTAAAACAGTGTATCGGAGATAAAAAAGACGGTCTTATATTTGCTTCAAGTGTGGATAAACTTGTCACAACTAATCAGGTGAATTATCAATACGCAAACACGCTGAAAAAGTATGAGATACTTGATAAGAGTGTTTACGGAAAGGTTGATTTACATTCACTTCGTCACACATATGCAACAAGATGTATTGAATCAGGTATGCCTGCAAAGGTACTGCAAAATCTTCTCGGTCATACTGATATAAGAATTACGCTTGATACATACTGTGATGTTTTCCAAAAATACAGTATGGAAAATCTTGCTGTAGCTGACAGCTATATGAAGAGCAATAACATTGCAATAGTATGACTGTCCGAAAATGCACTGTCAACTTTACTGTCACACCATAAAAAGCCGATAAATAAGCCACTTGTCAGGGTTACCTGCACCATAGCTTTTTACCCCGGTAAATACGATATTTACTGGGGTTTTGCTATACTTAAATCACTCTAAAACACGGAAAAATACATATCGTAGCTAACACACAGCTAACAAGTAGCTAACAAATCTACAAATGACAAAACTCCCCTCACTCGCTTTTTACGGCGGATGAGGGGATTTTTTTTGCAATCATGTGTTTGTCAAGACATTAAGAATGTCCTTTAGGTTTTAATTAGCCGAGTGCCTTTTTTGCGTTGGCAATTTTGTTGTCTTTTGCTCGAATACCGTCATTGATGAGATGATAGATAGCATTGATGGTCTTCTCGCCAACGATACCGTCAACTGTGACCTTACCTGCTCTCTGTGCCTCTTTTACAGCTTTCAAAGTGCCGTCACCGAAACCGTTTGAATTATCGACTTTCGTCTTGATGATTCTCATATTGTATAAAGTAATCAACTGCTTCTTAAACGCAAGTGTTGCTGTATTGTGTGCGCCGTATTTAATCATTTCCTCATTCTCCTTATTTGATGTTTTACCGCACAGCTCGGCGGTTACTTCGTCTGCAAGATTGCCGAGCCTGTTATAGAGCCAGTCGCCCGGACAAGATTTATTCGCAAACCACCTATGTACAGTCAATACCATTTCATTTGACTTTGGTGAATAATTTAGCGTCTTGCTTTCATTACCAAACCAAAGCAGTTTAGTCTTGCCGTTACGCTTGCAGATGTCAACGCAGAGTGCAACGAGTTTGTTATACACCTTGCTGTTCATGGTGTACGGAGCTACCGTGTCGCTTGCACATTCGATTGTGACTGCTCTCTGGTCATTGGCATTGCTTGATGAACACCAAGAGCGATTGCCCTCATCTACACAAAGCAACACTCTGCCGTCATAGCCGATTCCGTAGTTACAGCTTGCCTCACAGGCTGTATTCATAAAGATGTTGCCGAGGGTTTCGACACTGCACTGACCTACTACACAATGCGGAGTAATGCGGTCGATACTGTGTGTGCGTTTACCACTGTGGTTTGGGCTTAATTTTGTGTAATTAACAAGTTTTGAATTACTCATAATTATTCCTCACTTTCGCAAATAATTTTTTTGTTTTCAAACTTTTTGTATGCGTCAAGATACATTTCGTTTTTATCACCATTGTATGTGCATTCGTAATACATCCCGTCGTGTAATGTTGTGCTGATAAGGCATTTATGGTTTTGCAAAGTTTTACACGACCACACTACAAAAGTGTCAAAATCAGGTGTATCATCTGACTTATCTAAGTGATTTAACACATACTTGTTTACCTCTGATACTGCAAGTTTAATAAAATTTGCATTTGTCATAATCATTCCTCGCTTTCGTCTGTTTTGTTATATTTATAAGCTGACAAGCCGAGCAGAGCGCCTAAGAAGGTGTCAACGGCTGTGATAGTGCCTACAATCTGTTCGCCGTATGGCAAGCCCCAAATGCCTGCTACGGCAAAGTAAAGTGTACCGATTGCAGGCAGTACGATAAGAGCAATGTATTTAAGTACATCATAGATTTTGTTTGTCATTTTCATTATTATCATCCTTTCAATTTAAATCTTCCGCCGAATGTGCCGACTGGTTGAGGTACTTATCAATCTTATTGATAGCCTCGGTAACTCTGCCGTTACAACCCTGCTGTTTCAGACCATCAAGACACGCACGGAGTGCATACATTGTCGAGGTCTGCTCACCTTTGATTTTTTTGATTTCAGCGTTCTGCTTTTTGTTGTTTTCGATAAATTTAAAAACACCAAATACAACACCGCCAATTAAAGCTAACGCAGATATGATTTCTGCAAGCTGTACAATATCAATCTTCATCGCTTACATCTCACTTTCGACAGGCTCGTCAACGGTTGGATTGTCGCCCCAAACTGCCATGACAGCGTTATAGTATTCATCAGACAGCACCGTTTTAAGCTGTTCTCTGCCGGATTCGTCGTTCATGTATGCGTTGCGGATGTTTCCGCCGACCTGCATTTCTTCACCGTTAAAGGTCAAAAACTGCTGTCTGAGTACCGAAACGCTGTCCTTTGTTAGCATATCAAGTGTGATTTTTTCTTTAAGTTCCATTTTTCATACCTCCATTATTTTTATATTTTGTAAATCAAAGAAAAGTTTACCTGCTCATCAGCGACGAAATTATAAGCCTGTTTATTGAGCGGAGTAAACTGCAACCAAGCCGATTTATTTACACTTCCTCTGAACATTCCGCCGTTTTTGCTTATGCCGATATCATGAACAATCACATCCGATTTGTTTGAGAAAGGCATATTGAGCAAAGCTATTGTAGATGTTCCGCCTAAAGATGTTGCGTTCATAATGACGGTGACATTTACAATAACGATATCGCCAATTTTTTCATAAAGGCAAGTTGCAGATTTTATTTTATCAATCTGAGTAGAGTACGGAGTAAGAGTAGCTGTGCCGAGTTCGATATTTGACGAATCGTATTTAGTCGCCAAGGCGGTTTTATCTGCTTTCACAAGCAGAGCGTTGTAAATTGCTCCGCTTGTGAGATAACACGGGCTGTTATTTTTTGGTTCGCTGTCGAACGGCATTGAATTGAGCTTTTGGGCAAGTTTTTGGTCTGTTCTTTCCTTCGTATATGCGTCCGTAATTCCGTACCCTGCAAGCGTTGTCGATTTATTGGCTTTACTTGCAAGATTTGCGTCGGTCGTATCAAACCTTGCTCCAAGCGAATTTTGACCGCCTCTTGCTGTGGCTATTTCGGTTTCAAGTGCAATTGCTCCGTCCGTTGCCCGTTCAATCCCCTCGTCCATATGGTTGAGGTTGTCGGCATTGAGGGGCGGAGCAGAGCCGTTCACAAAGACAATTTTATTGTATTTGTTCATTTTCTTTTACTTCCTTTCCTAATCGTTTTTCGCCCTTTGATGTGAGGGCAGTTATAAATCCGTCCATTTTCTTATTGAACACAAATGTTTCGATTGTCGGCAAATCTTCAAACGGAGTTTTAATTGTGTACTTATCGCCTGCCTCAAGCCACCAATACGAAAACAGCTTAATTTTTGTCGGGCGGTATTTATATACATCACCAAAAAAATTAACAGAATTATATTTTGTGCCGATATCACTTGCTGTTGTTCTGCACCTCATCAAAATGTTATCGGAAACATACCACGAAAAATCGTTACTGTTGCCATACAAAAACGCTTTTTTATCAGCAAACTTAGCACTGTACATACGGATAGGCTCAAGTTCGTAATCTTCAAAGGATAAATCTTTGTACGAATCGATTGTTTCAACGGAAGATTGAGAATACAGCCTTTTAAAACGCATTTTTCCGTCGGCATCTATAACGGCAAAGCTCAAAGTTAACTCTGCATAAGCTTGGATTAAATCTGACAAGGTAATGTCCTTTATAACCTTTTCCACGCAGGTATCATCAAATTTCAGTGGTACACTAAAGACAGATAAGCTCGGCGGTGAAACCCCTGTAATTGCATAATCTTTGGCAAATTCTGCGATTATTGAATAAAAGCTCTTAAAATTATCGTCTTTTTGATAGTGCGCATAACCATAAGCAAAACTGCCGTCCTCGTTCTCTTTGCCTGCAAACCACAAAGACATATCCACCTTTGACATATCATAAAAAGCGTCATAGGCTGTGATTTTGACGATGTTACGCTGTTTTTTATCTCTTTGAGCCGACTGAATTTTACCGTAGAAAACAGGACATTCAACCGTTCCTGTTTCGGCAGGACAAATAAGAGTATTTGACGGGTACAAATCATCTGACGGATACAACTCTGATTCAAGATATGTTGCCATTATGATGACCTGTACTGTCTTTCCTATCAAAGCCGAGCAATCATAATCAATGAGTTTCACGCTCATTTCAGAGGCTATGCAACCGCCGAATTTCAATTCTTTTTCAACAATTTCATTTTCAAGCGAAAAACTGTCAAGCACGATACTTTCACCTGTTATATCCTCAAAACTGCCGTCGGGGGAATGCAGGGCAACGGTGTTGTAAAGTGTGTTTGTTTTCAGCTTATCAGCAATTTCTTTAGATACAAGCATTTTTAAGAATCACCCCTTAATACTCAATCAGCTCAACCGTAATCGGCTGATAGGTTATATCACTTTTTTCGGCATTCATTACGGTATATTCAATATCAGGAATATAAAAATAAGAGGTGTAATAGCTGTTCGTTTCATCGTTCCAATAAGTTACCCTGCACTTTCTCTGTAACTTATTCGCCATTGAGAGGTTGATAATCGACTGAAAATCAATCTTTTCGTCAAGATGAAGAATGTGAGTTGAAAACGAAATTTTTGTTTTGTAATTTGGCAGCGTTGCCCTTTGAAGCGTACCGTTCTGATCTCGTTCCGCAGAAGTTTCAAGTCGCTGATTCGGAGTTGATGAAAATGCGGTAATGTACTTATTCGGCATTATGTTGTTACCGAATTTAAGCAAATAGCCGTTATAATTTGACATATCATCCCCCCCTTTGTGCAAATGCGGATTTACCGTTGTGTCTGCGTCTGTAAAGCTCATCCTGTCTTATCATTTCTTCAAAAAGCGTTGAACCCTCAAGCTCGGCAGTAAACGAATAAGTGTTGCCACCGTTATTGCGAAAGATAATGAACATTTCATAAATGCGTTTAAGCAGGTCAAGAATTTGTGTGAGAATCACTGTATCCTGACCGCCCGAATTGTCGAGCATACCCTGTAACTTGTTAAGAGGAGAAATAACCTCAGGGTTACCGCTGTTAGCACCTGCGTTATCGCCGACAACCGCAAGTGTCGGAGCTTTAACAATACCGCCTTTTGCAAATTTTCGTGCCGGTGATTCCGTGGGTTCTTCAAATCTCGGAATGAGAGGCGGATTTTCAGGCATTGAAAAACTCCAATCCTGTCCAAAAGCCGCTCCGATAATACCGGCTATTCCGCCGATTGAATTAACAACGCCAGAAACAAAGTTATAAATACCTGTCCACAACGCATTTATGCCGTCAATGATTGCGTTTATAATGAACTTAAACACGGCGCAAATGCCGTCCCAAATGCCTTTGAAGAAGTCATAGATACCCTGCCATGCTTTGTTCCAATCGCCTGAGAAAACACCTGTAATGAAGTCAATTAGACCGCCGAATGTTTTCTGTATAGAGGTAATCAACCCACCGATAAATGTAAACACATTATCAAACACTCTTTTTACGGCATTGAAAACATTCTGAAATATAGGTCCCCAAAAGCTGACAAGCCAGTTTACAAACGGTGACAGGAAGTTATTCCACACGGTTGAAACACAGTCTGCAACCTTGCCGAAGAAGTTCATTGCACCCTCAAAAACAGGCTTCAGCCAGTTTTCCCAAGCTGACTTTACTATTGCTACGATAAAATCCCACGCAGGCTTAATCCATTGATTGTAAACATTCATCAGGGTTGTGCCGATATTGGTAAACATATTGCAGACATTCTGAAAAATCTGCTGTCCGTTGCCGTTCCACCATTCGCTGATAATTGTTCCGATATTTCCGAAAATCTGACCGATAAAGTCAAACACATCTGCAAACTGCAATTGTAAATTTTCAAGAAATTCTGTGATTGTTGCACCGTCATTTTCAGTCCATTCAACAAGGCTTTCGGTTGCAGTTGAAAACGCACCCGAAACAACTTCGCCGACTGAGCCCGCAAAGGTTGTAAGACCGCTTAAAAGATTGGAAATTGATTCTTCCATTTGAGGGCGAACATTGTCAATTGCATTACCTGCAAGTGTACCGAAATTATCAAAAAAGATTGAAAGATTGTTATAGCCGTTTGTAAGATTGTTGCCTATGGTGTCTATAAAGCCGATAATCTTTTCCCTGTCTTTTGAAATCCACTTAGCAACACCGCCTGAAATGGTCTGAAACGACTTTCCGCCGATTGTCGCAACCGCTCCGAATGCAGAGCCGATTGCCCCGAGTTTTGCAGAACCGACCTTTTGCATTGTGCCGAATGCCTTTTGAACTATGGGAACAGCATTATCAAAAACGGTCTTGCAGTTCTTGCCTATAGCTGACCAGTCAACCTTGTTAATACCTTTCTGTACATTTTCGACAAAGCCTTTGAATCCGCTTTTTTCGTATAGATTTTTGAATGCCTCCGAAAGGTTTTTGCTTGTGTCCTTGACAACATTCTTTGCAACAGCTCCGCCCGATGAACCGCCCGATGAGCTTTTTGATGAAGATGTATCTGACTTTGAAGATGAGCTGTCAGAGCTTGAAAGCACATTCAGCTTATCAAAGCCCGCAACACTTCTCTTTGCTTTTTCGGAACTTTTCTGAACATTATCAAGTGACTTTGAACTGTCATCTGCCGTATCCGTAAGGCTTTTGGCAGAATCGGACGCAGATTTGATATTGCTTGCGGTGTTGTTGCCTGTATCCCAGCCGAAGACCTTTGAAAGCGATTCAACCGCACCTTTGGCATATTCCGTTAAAGTCGCAAGTGCGGAACTCAACCGCTTTACAACCTGAGTTGCCACCTGAAGAATAGGCTGACCGACTACGGCAAGGAGCTGTTTCCAACTTTCTCTGAGGTTGCCCGTTACATTCTCCCAACCGTCTGCTTCACGGCTTGCCTGTCCCATAGCACCCGAAAGCTGATTGGCGTCCTTGACCATTTGCAAAAGCGTGAGCTGTTTCTGCGATTCCGACAAATCCATAAATGACTTGCCATACAGCTTATTAGCCGCCGCATTTCGTGTGGTTTCAGTACAGGACAAACCGAGTGCGGCATCATTTTCAAAGTTGCCTTTCAAGAACGATTTCAGGCTTTCTGCGGTGTCTTCAAGCGAACGGTCGTAATATGCGGCACTGTCGGCTGTTACCTGTAAAGCCTCCTGCATCATTCCCAAAGCACTTGAACTGTCCATTCCAGTAGTTTTTGCAAAGGCATAAATGCTTGTGCCGACGCCCTGCAATCGGGTTTCAAGAATACCGCTTTGATCGGCAACGCTCTGAATGGCTGATTCTGCCTGCGACTGCATTGTACCGAATGTCTGCTCAAACTGCGAATTTGCCGCATTGACTTCCGCAGCCGATTCAATGCACTGCTGACCGAACTCCTTGATTTTGGCAACGGAAAAGGCGGCAACCACAGCTGTACCGATTTTCTTAAACGAAGATGAAACCGAATTGCTTAACTGCTCACCGCTGCCTTTGATATTTGAAAATTCTTTCTCGGTTTTCTGAGAAACACCCTCTGCAACCTTTGAAAAGGACTGTTTCATATCAGTGCTTACATTTTCAAAATCTTTTGAAAGACTTGAAAACGCCGAATCAAACTTTTTGGTAATTGAATCGGAAATCTTATGCAATGTTTTTGAAATATCATCACCTGTCAGCCTGACATCAAGCTCAATTTCACCCGCCTTTGTCGCCATATTCACCACTTCCTTTCATTTTAGATTTTTTAAAAACAGGCATAAAAACAGCGCACACCGCTATGATGTACGCTTAAAAATTTTGCAAAAGAACAGCCACCCCATTTGGAGTGGCTTTTTGTTTTAGTTGTTGAGTTCGTAGTATTTGATGTCGATTTTCGGAAGTGACACATTGTTGCCCATTACGGTTTCATATGTATAGTCGCCGTCACAAGTTCCCCAGAATGTGATTACATCATCTTCAAGGAGTTTGTCCGCACCGTCAGGAATTTCTACAGTTGCGTAGATTGTATCAGTCCACAATGGTTCATCAAGATACTCATTTTCTTCTTTGGTTATATTGATTCTCAGGTCAACCGAATCGCCCCAGCCTTCCTGAACCTGAATAATCTGACCTTCAAACTTGTAGTCATTACCTTTGTACTTGTCAGGGTTTCTTGAAAGAGTTTTAAAGTCGACTGTTTTGCAACCGTCTTTAAATTCTTTTTCAACCTTCTTCGGGTCTTTAGTAGGCTTTTCTGTTGCAACTTCTTTTGTGGTCGGTGCTTCTGTCGCTTTTTCAGTTGCTTTTTCTGAACTCTGATTTGCAACAGTAGTTTCCTGCTTTGATTTGTTTGAACCGCTGTTACCGTTAATTGCACCGTTTACACCGCCAACAATCATAATAGCAACAACGATAATAACCCAAAAATACCAACGCTTGTAAATTTTCTTCTTTGCATTTGCAGGATTTACGGTTGCCGAGGTTGAATCGTTTCCGCCAAATCCTGCACCGCACTTGTCGCAAAATTTTGCATCGTCCTTTAATTCGTTTCCGCAATGTGGACATTTCATAAACATACACTCTCCTTAATAAATTTGTTAGTGTATATTACATTTTATCACTATATATTAACATTGTCAAGAATTTTGTAGATACAGTGAAAATTATGTACAAATTTACAGATTAGCGAAGAAGTTTTGAAATTCTGCAAGAACGGTGTTCATATCTTCGTCTGAATAGTGCTTTACATTCCTTGACCGCCATTTGTTGCGGATTTTATGCTGTGACGAAGTAAAGTTTTTCAAGACTTCTTTGTTGGTTTCAAGGCGAATTTGAACCGTTCTTGCAAGCGGTGTTTCGGGTCCTAAGCCTTGCAGAAGTGAGCAGAACTCATTCCAACTCATTTTAGCAAAATCCTTTGAATAAATGCTGACCCCGTACTCCGAGCGAAAGCTCGACACGATTAAATCAAAGTCATCAATCAGGTCGTAGCCGGGGTCTGAGCTTCCCCCTCGTCAGTCAAATCGCCTGTTGCAATTTTGGCAGATTCGCTGATAAGGGCGTTGAAATCGTGCATATTCAGCTTTAACTTTTCAATCTTTTCTCTCTCGGATTCATCAAAAAGAAGATGATACATTTCGATAACATCTTTACTTTTACCGTTGCCGTCCTCAAAAAGTGCCGCAACTTTGAGCATTGAAACTGCGTCATTGTTGATTGCAAGGTCAACATTTTTAACTCTGACACTCGGCTTTTCCTCAAAATTAAGCTTGTCTGTAATATCAATTAACTTTGACATAATCGTTCATTCCTTTCGTTTTTTAAGCGGCTGCTGTATATACGGGTTTGCCGTTTGACATAACTTCAAATTCAAGCGGAGCAACACCCGTACTTGCGCCTGCACCGTTTGATGTAACGGATACAACTGCATTTTTAAAGAGGACGGTTGCACCGTTAGGGAAGGTCCACATAAACGAAACTTCTGTCTTTCTGCCGTTTTCAAATGCAAGGGCGGCAATCTGGTCATTGCCTTCGTCACCGATTGTACGCTTGCCCTTTACCGAAATTGTGATTGACTTTGCTGTCATAAGCCTTGACTTCCAGCCCTCGTTTTCAAAGGCTGTCCATTCCTCGACACCGTTGTCAAATGCAACAGAAAATTCTTCGCAGTTAGCAATATTTGTCGTGGCGGATTCTGTTCCTGCCTTGCCAACCGCAAACTGATTTTCATAGCACGGGAATACTCCCGATTCAACTTTTGCCATAAAATTACTTCCTTTCGTAATAAAATTTAACTTCAATGACCTGCTCATACACACCCTTGTCGTCTGTTCCCACATCAACGGGTTCTTCCGTGAGCAGTTCGATTATATAGATTTTGTGTTCCTTAATTTCAACATTTTTAATGTCGTAAAGCGTTTCGTAAAGTCTGCGTGCAAACTCCTCGGTTTCTCTTGCGTTGTCGGTGTAATGGATAAGCAAAGACACGCTTATTGTATCGTAGGTGCTTTCACCGCCGATTGCCCTTGTGGATGTTCCCGACTGCTTTAATGAATACACACCGATTGACCTGTCCTGCTTGTTGTCAAGTTTGCCGATGTAATAATGCTCGGCTGAGGTAACGCTTTTGAGCCAATCTCTGATGTCCGATAAGTAAATCAAAGTCCTGCTTCCTTTCTGTAAAATCTCACAAATGCCCGACTGCAAAAATTCTGCCGTGTACCGCCCTCAAGCCACGGAGCGAACCATTTACCGCCGGCGGCAATGTTTTCCTTACGGCTGAAATTATACTCGGGATGAAAATACAACCGTCTTGCATACGGAGTATCTGACACAATTTTAACTATCCCCTTTGCACTTTGTGAATAATCAACAGCGGTACTATCGTCTTGAAGTATGCTTGTATCAAACGGCATTACCTGCTTGTTTTTCACCCGTGTAAGAAGTGCGTCACCTGTCTGTTCAAGAGCCTGTTGCTTTGCCCTATCAAGCTGTTTTACAACAGGCATATTGAGTTTGATTTTTGATGATACCGAAAATCCCATTAAATCACATCCAATTCCGTAAAATTAACTTTGCCGTCGGGGTTGCGGTGTTTTGTACCCTGTACGATGTTTCGTTTTACGCCGTCAAGGATTACAAAGCCACCGCTTAAAGTGGGGCTGTCGGGAGCAATGTCGCCGTCAAAAAGCAAGACAGCCGACACCTGAACAATTTTCTGCTCTTTGGTATAGACCGTCTTTGCCTTTGACTGCATATTACACAAGGCAGAGCCACCGTGCAGGGTTGCTGACGGGTACAAGCTGTCGGAGGGATACAGATTTTTGCATTCAAACACGGTCAGGGGTGCTCCGTCTTCGGTAACACCCTCACCGTAGATTGTGACCTCGACAGGAGTTTTGCAGAACTGCTTTTTTACAAGTGACGGAAATTTCACGGTTTTCACGCACCTTTCAGATTGCAGGATAACAAAGTCCTGTTGATTTTAGCAACGCATAGAGGTCGGCAGGAATTGCCACTCCACTGATGCACATTAAGTTCCAGCTTGCACCGAATTCCATTGATGTGCCGTTGATTGAATAGCTTTTCAGATAGGAAGAAATCATATCGGCATTTTCTTCTTCAAAAGCAGTAAGTCTGCTATGCACTCTGCCGATGATTCTCTTCTGCATTTCCGAAAGTTTTTCAAAATCAATGCGGTTAAAAGTCAGAACATCAATGTGTTCGGCAGAGATAATACTGTTTTCATCTCCACCCTGATGTTCAATGTAATCGGCATACATTACGCAACCGCCGTTGTGTCAACATCGGCATAAATGCTGTCAATTTTGCCGTCCTTGCCGTTCGGGAATACGAATGTGTCGGAAAGTGAACGGTTCTGATAGAGCCAGCCGTCACCCTCTGTGTGTGAGCCGGGAGCAAAGAAGTAAATGCTTGAAATCTTCGGAACAGTCTTGCAGGTTTCACCGCAAGCAACAAGAACATTGATTTTGTGAGCGCCTGTTGCAGGCTCAAAACCGCCGTCATCGGGGTTAAAGTTGAAGTTATCGTAGAAACGCTCATCGTCAATAACCTCGATGATAGGGCAACCGTCAATCTCGGTCACTCTTGTTTCAATGCCGATACCGCCCTCTGCAATCTGTGTAAGCTCAATCTTACGAGTGAACTCTGTTGACTGTTCAAGGCAGTCCATAATGTGAGATGTCACATAGGCAACAAGTGTGCCTCTTGCCTTGTATCTGCGGAGCTTGCCGGCAGAAAGAATTGTTTTGAGCTTTGAATAAGCGTTCTCCTTAGTCCACTCCGATGTCTTTGTTGAAGAATGGTAGCCGTCTGTTGCCTGAGCCTTTGCTGCAACCTTTGAGAAGAAAAGTGCGTCTGTTTCGGGAGCAACCTGTGTCTGCTCAAACACCTTTGAAATATTCTCAACCTTTGCGGTTGCGTTAGTTTCATCAACATCTGCCTTATCCACAAGGAACTCAATATCTCTGTCGTGCTCGCAAGTGAAAGGAACATCTGTCTGTGTATATTTGCCTTTGTTCCAACCGCCGTTGCGATTGTGGTTCTTAAAGCCTGATGTGCTCATCTGTGTGAAGTGGAAAGTTCTTGCGCCAACCCACTTTACATTTGAAGTGATGAATGGTGATGTAAGTGTGCCCTGAACAAGAATTTCGAGCAGATCAGGGCTGAACTGCTCGGCATAGTTATTTGTGTTTGCCATGATTTTTTCAATCCTTTCTTTGGTTAAATATTAAATCTGTTCCATTTTTTGGTAGGAACATTTGCCTTTGGTTTTGTACCGTCCGATGTACCGTTGCCGTCACCGCCGATTTTCTTAACTCCTGTGCCGTTCTCGGCAGGTTTGCCCTTGAGTGCGGGGATATCGTCAAGCACCTTTTTAACAGCCTCTGTCAGCTTTTCCGCATTGACCTTGCCGTCTGTCACAGCCTTTGAAAAGTCTGCAATTTTAAGCACATACGGAACGGTTGCAATGTCAACGCCCTGTTTTACGGCTTCGAGGGTTGCCGATTGGTTGACTTCTGCCGTGAGCTTTGCGTTGTTTGCAGATTCAACTTCCGACTGCATTTTTGCAAAGTCGGGAGTGTTCTCGGCTTTCTGCTTTTTAAAAGCACCGATAGCCTCTTTCATCTCATCGGCTGACAATCCCTGTTCCTTAAAATATGACTTCAAAACGGTGTCCTCTGTCACGCTCTGTTTGCCTGTAATAAGGCTTGCGAGCTTGTCATAATCAAAGGCAGGAGCGTTTCCCTGCGGTGTTCCCTGCGGTGCAGGTGTCGGTTCATTGGGGGTTGGTGTTGGATTTGGTTCTGCCATTTTTTCATATCCTTTCAGTTTTTCGGGTGTCTCCCGTAATCAGTTCATAGAGTGTCTCTCTGTTTCAGTTTTGCACGGTGTCTCCCGTAGTTTAATGTCTTCGGACAATAAAAAAGCACCTTACATATTCGTAAAGTGCTTAATCCGCTTTTTCTGTTTTTTCTGTTTTAACTGCTTTGGCTCTCGGCTTTTTGGGAGCGTCAGGCTTGACCTCTTCTGCAAAACCACCGTCAATGAGTTCCTTTGCTCTCTGCTCGGAACATTCAAAAACTTCATTCACAGGTCGGGTTACATAACCGTTCTGCCTGTCATTAAATGCTGTTGTTACTCTGATTTTCATTCTGTCACCACCTTTCTAAACCGGTCGAAATCGACGGGTTTAAATGCAAAAAGCACCCTATAATCAACATTGCTGTCGATTATAAAATGCTCAATTCGTAATTTTATGCTGTTTTTGTGAATTGCATATAACAAAACCGCCCTTTTTACGGAGCGGTTAGATTATGCCACTATCTTTTAGATATTGCATTTTTTGTTTCTCTCTAAGCTTACTGTAAAGTGCTTCAGCATCTTTAGCTTCTTGTGGAGCATCTTCACGCAAAGTGACATTTAAACCATTTGTTACAAGGTACGGCTTAAACGCATTCCATAGAGATTTTTGTTCTTCAGTTTGTATCAATCTCATACCATCATCACCCTAAAAGTTTGCTGACTCTGTACTCGTTATACACTTCATCCATAGCTTTATCTTTTAAGCATTCAAAAGCATACTCACTTATATCCTCTATATTATAACCGTTATTTATCAATTTTTCAACCTTTGGAGCATAAATTTTATTAAGGTAATCGCAATATTCAAAATAATCGTTAATACTTCCGAATTTTGCTCTGTAATTTTTAGCGTCTTGCCAATGAATCAGTTCGTGAAGAATTGTACTCAATCCGTCTTGCGGACAAGCCAAGTTTTCTTGTAAATCTGACAAATCACTTGTTGAAAAGTATGCTGAATTGACATTTAGAACATTCTGCATTGGCATATATGAAGCAATAGCATTTACTCGCATTTCTTCGGGAGTGACAATACAAATTTCAGGCTTTCCGCTTGTTTCAACCTCTCCGAGCATATCAAACGCTTTTCTCACTTGCATATCAAAATTATGAAGTTCTTTTCGTTTTAGCTTTACCTTATCTGAAATATAAACATTATCACACAATGTATTTGCCTTGTGGGTATCAATTGTAATTGTTTCGCCCTCAATTTTGCGTTCAAAAGTTTTTGATATATCTTCTTCAAAAACAGGTCTGTAATATTTCTGTTCATTGGTGTTTAGTGAGAATTGCTTTGTCTTTTCTTCAAGCGTATTCGCCCTATCGTGCCACTCATCGGCTCGGGTTTGGGCAATGCGTTTATTGTCCTCATCAAGGCTGTATTCGGCACGGCGGTCAAAGCGTTCTGCCTGTCGCTGTGCATACTGCTGTTTTTCCTCAATTCCTCGCTGACGGTCAAGCTCTTTGATTTCATCTTCAGACAACGGTGCGTCCAAATCATCAAGTTCGGGATAATATGTACTTGTGCTGTCCTTACATCTCGGATGAAACAAACCGTTCTTGATTGCGGTTGAGAGAAGCGGATAGTTTCCGTCTGACTTTTTGCCGTTTGAATACACATCGTCAATAAACACCTTGCCGATATATTTTGCACAATCGGGGCAACCGCCCTGTCTTGAGTTCACAACAACGAGGGATACTCCCCATTCGGCTCGCTTTTCGCCCTCGCCACGCAGATAGGCTCTTTTGTTGGCTGTTTTAACCGCCATATCCGCATAATCCGAGAGCGTGTGCCTTGCACCATTTTTGTATTCCACACAATTAAGACCTGCGTTGAGCATATCTTTACACGCCATATCAACGGCTTTTTCGTATGTAACCGCACCCGTGTTCATTGCAACCTGTGCGTTAAAAATCGCCTTGCGGTACTTGTCGTTGCTCATACGCAAAACTGCCGTTTCTGCCCTCTTTAAATCGTCTGTGGTCGATTTTATGAGTGCGTCAAGTTTTACGGTCATTCACCTTAAAAAACTCGGCTGTGCTGTGTGCTGACGGCTTTTTCGGGGCTTTGAAACCGTCCTTGACAGCTTCAAGAATTTCTGCCTCCTGACTTGCATTTCCGTCAGCTTTGGCGGTGCGAATCATCTCTTCAACCTTGCCGTTAATGGTTTTGAAACGCTTGCCGAATTTCTTTGCGTTGTGCTTGCGGTACTCTTCAAGACTTTTGAGCTGTTCAGCCTGCCATTGTGTCCAGTTGTAACCCTCTTTGGTTTCTTCGGCTCTGTGACGGCTGAAATTTCTCATCATGCTGTTAATCAGTTCATCTTCGATTTTTTCAAAGGCTTCTCTGATATTGTAATCACTCATTGTTTACCTGTGTATCATTCTGTTCGGGATTGCTTTCGGTTTTTTCTGCATTATTTTCCGCATTTTCTTCATCATCTGCGTTATTGTCAGGTTCTTCTGTGTCGGTAAGGTCCACATCGTCAAGCTCCGATTTTTCTTCTTCGCCTGCAATGCCCTGTTCTTCCTTAATTCTCTGCACCTCTTCGGCTTTCCAATCCTCCGACTTGCTGTCGCCGTAAAGCTCGTCAACCGAGGTTTCAACTGACATCAAACCGCCCTGTCTTGCTTTTGACACGGTTTCAACCTGACTTTCAAAGCTCGGATTTGCATATTCGCCGAAGTTTACGGATACTTCCAAGCCCTCAACAATACCCTTGCCGTTAAGTTCACTGTCTGCATTGAGTACAACTGTAACAAGGCTTTGAAGTGCGTTCTGCGTGATTTTGACAAGATTCTGCCTTGTGTAAAGGGTTGTCTTTTCCTTTTCACGCTGAGCGTCTGCATTATCAAGCTTCTTCGTATCAATGCCGAGAGTTGACGGCGATATAATGCCTTGCAAACAGAGGTCGAGGGCAGTAATGTATGAACTCAAATAGCTTTCGTGCTGAATCTGCGGACTTTCGGTGTAAATCCTGTTGCCGTTGCCGTTTTCAGACATATCGTTGCCCACGGTGATAAATCGGTTGTCAAACGGATTTGGCGATATCGGCTGACAGGTTTCGGGATTTCTCGGAACAAGGCAATCAGGCACATACTGCTTTGTTCGGCAGGCTCTGAGTGCGTCCATCCACTGTGACCACACTTCATCAAGGCTGTCGAAAGCGTCTGTTTTTATGCCGATAATGCCCGCACCTCTGCCCTTGTGGCACGATTTGCCGTAAAGGACAGGTACAGCCCACATATATGATTCGTCAAATGTAACGCCCTTTGAATCAATCCACGAAAGAGCGTCAACCGTGTGCAGGTCAATCTCTTTGCCGTTGTCATCGTACAAAGCATAGTGAATATAGCCGTAACCGTATGTTTCTTCAAAACGGTAACGGCGGTGTTTTTGCGTGTAATCGGTGTAAAACTTAACCTCTCGGATTCTGCCGCGCACATATGTAAAGTCGATGTTTTCGGCAGGATACCATTCAACAATCGGAACATCTGATACAGCCGTGTCAAAACTGACCTTAAAAGCACCGTCACCGACAACACATAGGTCACGGAGCATTTGCTTAACCGTGTCGGATAGCTTGTTCTGCTTTTCAATGTCTTCCCAACGCTCTGCATAAGCGGTTGAATTTTTGCTTGTAACATCTGTGCCGTTGTAGTCGGCAATTACGATATTCACAAGCGTTTCGCAGATGAGTGCCGGCAAGCCCGTGTGTATTTTACGGATTTCAAGCCCCTTTGTGCTTTTTGCCGCCCAAAACATAGTTTTGTTTGTATCAATCTGCCTGTACAGCTCCGCAAGCTGTCTGCTGTTGCCCCAATACCAAATGCGATTGATAAAGCACTCGGTCAGATGATTGCTTGTTTCGGTGACGGTAATTGTTTTGTCGCTTGCAGGAGTAATCTGCAAAAAGTTTTTAATTCCCAATCTGATAGATTCAGCCATTCTGTTAATCAGCCCCATTTATTTCACTTCCAATAATATTTTTAAACGGCAGCCACGCATATTGACCGCTGTTAATGCAATGGTCGTGACCGTCCTCGGGTGTGTTGTCTTTATCCTCTCGCCAGCTGTAAATTTCAAACTCGGCAATCGTGTTTTTACAATGTTCAAGCACAAAATAACAGTCGGTGGCAAGCCAGCCGAGTACAAGATTGATTCGGTCGATAATCTTCGTTTTCTTCCATGCATTTGCAAAGTCATAGACACAGCCGTGCTGTCGCTTATACTTTTGAAATTCGGTAATAGTCGCTTGGTCGGCGCTGTCAATAAAAGCCGTGCGTGCAAAGCCCCATTCATCACGGTTGCGGTCAAGAAAATCAATAAAATTCTTCACCGTGTCACTCGGGGCAATAGGTGTTTGCATTTCAGCGTTGTTATAAACTCTTTCATCAAGCTGAACACACTTGCCGTGATTGGTAATGCCGTAAAATGTCATTGCGATAGTGTCAGGCGACTTCTGCGAATAGGCGGTATCAAGACCTGCGGTGAACTGAACAAAGTGTTCTGACTTGCGGTTACAGTTCAAAAACTCTCCTGCCCACTCTTTTGATTTGATATGTCTTGCCCTCTCAAAATTCGGGAACACAAGACCTGTTGCTCTGCCTCGCAAACCTAAGATTTTATTTTTATAGAGCTTTGTACCTTTCGGTGCAGAGTTCTTTTTCTTTTCAATCTGTTCAGGTGTAAGACTTAAATTGTCGGCAAAAGAAAAGAACCAATACCGCCAATTCGGTACAGGTTCTTCGGTAAGCTCCGCCGTAATCTCGGGAGGAACATCGTTTTCATATTTTTTAAAAGGACGGGAGCGGTTGACAAACTCCTTATACACAGGCAGGCTCGGATCATCGGGATTCAGCGTTGCAAGCATATAGTCTCATTACGGGTTGACATCTCTCGGATAAACTCGATATCGGCAGTGTTGATTTCGTCAATATAAACGCACCCAAACTGCGCACCGAGAACCATTTCCCACTTATCCCGACTGCTGTAACCGAGAATATAGATAATTTTGTCCTCAAACTTGATATGTGGCAGCTTGTAATCCTTGTCGCCGTTACCACAATAGACAGCGTTGCGGTGCAAGTCGAGAATACCGTTGTCCTGTTGAATTATAGTTTCCTCAGCCTTGCCCGTAGTTTTGGCGGCAATGGCGTGTATCTTCTTTTTACTTTGCGACACCATTCGCATAAACTTTACGCCCGCCCCGACTGTTGTTTTTCCCGAGGCTGTCGTGCCTTCAAGAAATTCAGCCGACACATTTGTTGTGTTGATAAAGTCGATATACTTTTGTGACAACGGGAATTTGTTACTCACTCAGTCCCTCACCACCCAACTGCCTGAACACATCGGATAGCTTTTCGGACTGCTCAACCTTTGCGTCAACCTTAACGGTGTATTCGCCCGTCATCTTGTTGAGCGTGTCAATCGCCCTGATTCTGTCGGAGGTGTCCTGCCCGTCATTCCTTGCAATGTCGGACAAAGCAACCTGTCTGTCCTTTGCACTCATAATGCGCTCGTCCTTGAGCTTATCGGAAAGCTCCTTGATGTACTCTGCAACTCTCACATTCTCTAACAATTTGCAGGCATTGGCATTTGCGTAATTTTCTGAATATCCTGCCTGTATAGCACTCTGAACGGTGTTACCGCTCTGCGCATAATATTCCGCAAACTTCCTCTGTCTTGCATTTAATTTGTCTTTCACGGTATCACCGCCCTTTCTAAAAATCAGCAAAAGAAAAGACAGCACATTTCTGTACTGTCTTTAAACACAGGTTTCCGGAGTTGCACCGGAATCTGTAAAAACTGTTTTCCTATTTAAACTATCCCCTGCGTTTATAATATTATATCAATAAATTTCTAAATATTCAAGTGTTTTCTTTTTCTTTCCCATTTATTCAATAATGCACTTACATATTTCTGTTCTTTATCAGTCAATTGACGATCTCCAATTTCATTATGTTCATAACCCAAATGGGTATGTGGCATCATTCCATTATGAGGTCTACCTTTAACGTCAATTTGTTTTATTCTTTCGCCGTAGTTGTCATAAAAAGTAACACTTTTGATGTTGCTCTGTTTGTCAAGAGTAGCATACACTCTATTTTTTGTCATAGTTTCCATAGGAGCTTTTATCGAAGTATTACCATTCATATGAATTACTTTTATTTCACCAAATTGAGCAACTGTGTGATATTCTGTACCGTACTTCTTTCCCTTATCACTTATACCGCTTGAAGAGCCTCTTCCGCCCATTATTTTGACCTCCTGAATTTTTTCCTGAAACGATTTGATGTTGATGATGTTTCCCATACATTCTTCGGGGACTCTGCCGTAGAAGATAATTGTTTCAGGCTGTAAGCGTTCAATCATTTCTTTGTAACCTTTCAAAAACAGTTCTTTTGATTCCGTACGGTTCTGCGTTCCAACACTTGATACGGCAACCGTACCACCCAAAGGCTCGCCGTCAAAACACCATTCAAAACTTTTTTCGTCGCTCCAACAAATTGTAGGTATTACCTCAATGCCGTAGAGTTGTAAATATGCACCTATCCAATGCTTGCGATAGTGGTTATAAATCTGCAACGCTGTCGGATAATCAGTGTAAAGACTGAAATCAGGCGATAATACACAACTGAATTTTTGTAGACTCTCAATATACCTGTCGGGTGTATTCCATAATCTTTGGAACTGGTAATCGTCCAAAAAGAAATGCACACCGCAGTTGTTCTGCTTACTGCTCAAAACTTCATTAAATCCGATAAAGTTGTTTTCTGTAATTTTTGTAGGCTCAATAATCGGGATGTCATATTCTCCTGCACCCTGAAAAATCGCTCTTGTGCTATTTTCGTAACCTGTACCGCATTTGTCTTTATACATCAATTTCACCTCACAACACAAAACCGCCCTCAAACGAGAGCGGTCTGTGCGATTTTTATCTTAGGAGAGTTTTACATATGTCCTGTTTGTCAAACTTTCATAATACCATTATACGCAGGGTAAGGGTGACATTCAATGACATTTCAAAATAATTTTACGAGAAATTGAACTTTTTTCGGAACGCCTGTAACGCTTCGCCGTGCAATCTCAGGGTATGCCTTACGCTCATTTCCATACTCTCGGCAATATCCTCCCACCTCTGACAATTTATGTAATACTCGGTCAAAATTGCAATGTAACGGTAATCGTCAAGTGCGTTGATTTTACTGCGGATTTCAGTTTTCAACCGCACAAGATTGTCAATTTCCCGATTGATTTCAGCCTGAAGGTCTGCAATCCTGTCAACAATCCGCATAGGGTCATTCACTCCCGATGTCTTAACAGGCTCATTCTGCTTAACTGATACCTGTGCAATATTCAGCCTAAGTTTCGACAACTCGTGTTCTTTCGTTCTGATCAGCTTATCCGAAACCCTGACCGAATATAAATAATCTTTAACCGTCAATCCACTTCACGCTCCTCCTCGTCAAGCATACCAAGTTCCTGCGCCAACGCAACAACAGCGGTTACAATCAAACGCAAATCCTTACCTTTGATGTTACACATATTAAAGCAAACATCGCCCTCATCGTTATCAAGTTTACCAAAATCAATAACAAGTCCCTTTGTGATCGTCTTGCTTTCATTGTTATCGTAATTAACGGTAATGTTTTTAATATCTTTCATTTTCTTCTACCTCACTTTCAAGCCAATGTTTTGTGCAGTCAATACAACTGCCATTGAATCGCTTTTCCATAGGGCAACCGAAATATGGAGTTCCATACGGGCAACCAAAAAAACTCATACAACTCCGAGCCATTTCGTCAATTGACATCTGTTTGATTTTTTCAAAGTTTGTCATTCTTAACTTTTCATAGCAACTGATTCTCTGGATGTGCGATACTCTGAATGCAGTATTTTTAACCACTTTATTATTTACATCAGTGCAAAAATAAAAATTAACTGGTATTGATAAATTAGGGTTGTTTTCAAAGGCTTTTTCACCCGTCTTATGTAAAGTGCCCTCAATTACAGTGTTATCCAAAAGAGTAATTGTCACACATTTGCCTAAATACCTTTCAAGTTCATTTCTTGTCATTGCTTTCACTCCTTATCCATTTTTGCACCACAATAGGGGCAGTATGGATACAAATCAATGTCCTCGTAAAAAGTGAGAAAGTTGCCACACTCAGAACATAAATAATTTGCATAACCGACACCCTCGCTGTCATATTCCCAACTTCCGTGCTTAATCTCTTGCATATCACACACGGTTGCTTCGTTGGGTTTACTTCCGTCAACTTCGATAATACGCTTAACTGTTTCGGCATTTCGTTTTGAATTAAAGTATATCGTGTTTACACTACCGTCTGCGAACGGTATATCCAAAGCATAATCACCGGATACCTCACGGATTTTTAATTCTTTTTCAATCATTTTTCATGCTCCTTTAATTTTTCGGTTATTCTTTTGGTTAAGCCGTTTTCGTTGGTTAGACATTCTAAGGCTTGGAGGGCATTAATTACGGTTTGCTCGTTGGTTTGGGACTGATACATCTTACGGACGAAGTCGGCGCTTTTCTTTACATTATCCATAATTCTTTGTGAGAGCATACGGTATTCGTCTGCGTTGTCCCTATCACGCTTATACTCCGTTCTGAGCTTGTCCTGCCATTCAAGGCAGATGTTTATGTCCCAGCCTTTATGACGGTTGTTGTAGCCGACCTTTGCAAGCCTTGAAAAGTATTTATATTCGGGCGGAGGAAAGGCTGAGTAATCAAGCTGACCGTCAATTGCTTTATCTTCAAGCTGTTCAAACACCTGTGGATTGTTAAAATCATATTTTTTCATATTACCTCCTGCGGAGGCTTGTGGTGGGTTTGGTGCGATTTTAAAGAACCCTTTCTATATATAATATTAGTTTATTTTTCTTATACGAAAGGTTAGAAAAACCCGTAAACCCTCCTCAAGCTACCACACTAACAATCTTTATAAATTGAAATTCCGTTGAAATAATTGAAATTTCTTCCCTTTACTTTTTCAAATCGTTTGGCAAGCTCGGTGCTGAATTTGGTATTTGACATACAATATTCGTTGTTATCCCCCGCCCAGCTTGCATAGGCAGCATAGAGCGTGCTTGCCTGAACCGAACCCTCTAACACACATCTGTCCTCGATAAAGGCGGAAATGACATCCATTTCACGCTTGTACTCTCTCACGCTCTGAAGAACGGCAGACGGCATTTTCAAACCCTCTCTTTGCCACAGAATACAGCCGTCAATACACCATTTGAAAATTGCTGTCATTTCGGCTTTGAGCTTATGCGTAAGGTTCTTATCAACCTTATCCTCGGGAATCTGAACATTGAACGGTATCATATGTATTCTTCGCCATATGCCCGTGTCAGTGCCTCTTATAATCGGTTTATGGTTTGTCGCCATCCACAGCTTGAACTCGGGCTTGAACTCAAATTCCTCGCTGTACAGCTTTCTTGCCGTTACGGTATCGTCACCCGTAAGCTGTTTGAGAAGTCCCTCGTTAATTCGCACGCCCTCGTTCGGCTCAACCGAGGTGACAAGTCTTGCACCCTTTAACCGTGCAATGTCGCTGTTTATGGCACTGCTCTGAGAGTTTCTTACCATAATTGTTTCAGGCTGAATGTTTGCGGCATAATCGCCGAATACATCACGGATAACATCAATGAATGTACTCTTGCCGTTTCGTCCCGTGCCGTAAAGGAAGAATGCGCATTGCTCGGCTGTTGAGCCTGTCAGACTGTAACCGACCGCCTTTTGAATGTAGCGAATAAGCTCCTTATCGCCTGCAAAAATATCGTCAAGAAATGCAAGCCAACGGGGACACTCTGCCGTTTGAGAGCAGTCAACCGAAGTAATCTTTGTAAAATAATATTCGGGATTATGCGCCCTCACTTCGCCGTTTTTAAGGTTGATTATTCCGCTTGGGGTGTTTAGTGCCATACGGTATTTATCCATTTGTGCCGGAAGTACGGGGATATGGTGTTCAACCTCGTTGAGCATTGCTTTTTTTGATTTGTTGGAACGGCTTGATTTCATATGCTTTTCGAATGCTTTTGACATATCTCCGCCGTTCTCCTCATCAGCTTGCAAGTACAGCCTTGCTTCGGCTTTCATAGCCTCAACGCTCTTGTCTGCCATTCTTAATACAACTCCGATATTGTCAACACACCACTTCATAGAATTGTAGTAATACCACTTTTTCTCGGTGTAACAATACCTTACATTATCGCCGAATAAATCAACGAACCTGTCGGCATTACCCATATCGTCAAAGGTGTAGGCACGCATTTTTTCTTCGTCAACCGCTTGAACAGCCTTGCCCTCACCGATTGAAATTGAATAATCGTTATGCTGTTTTGGGTTATAGGTCTGAGTACAGCCCGACACAGCCTTTTGCAAGGTTATAATGCCGTAGGTTGTACCCGACTGTTTTCTGTCCCACTTGTCACGCATCAAGCCTGATTGTCTGAAAATCGAATCCATTTTGTCGGTATCGCAACCGCACCAAAACGCAAGCATATTGCAGAATGCCATATCCGCCTCGCTCTGTGACGCATAAGCCGAAAAATCACCGCTGTATAAGGCTCTGAAAAGATTGCCGTTTTTGGCATTGCAGGCGGCTTTTACAATATCGTCAACCGTATTGAGATTGACCTCAATGTTACGGAGCTTAGGCTGTGGCTCTGTTGCCTTGCCGAGATATTTTGAATGCAGCGGCTTTATGCTTTCGGTGCAATCGTTTATGTACGCATATGCAGAGCAGTAATCTCCTGTCACTACGAAGAATCTGCCGTTTTCGTACATTTCAAAACCGCCCGAATCATTCTTCGCCTTTCTTCTGCCCTCGGGAAGAGTTCCCTTGCAGATTATGTGAACGCCTGCCTTGCTCTGCGAAAACTCGGCGTAGCTCTGCAAAGTGTTCACGAACTCGCTGATTATGTTGTCAGCTCCGCCGTTTTTGTAGTCCTGAATGTCATTCGGCATATCGTCAAGATCAACACCGAAAAACGGTGAATTTGAGAACATAAAGCCTATGCCTGAATATTTGGCGGATTCTCTGACTGCTGTTTCAAAGTCTGACCAAGTGTCCGAGTTATTCGGCATTGCAAAGCCACCCGTTCTTGGATTTATCGGTTTCTTTGAAATTCCGCTGTGCGATTTCGGATCGGGATATGACTGCCAGCACACCCAGTTTTTGTAACCTTTCAATTCCTCGGGAACTGCAAAATATTTATTTTTATTTGGGTTTAAATTTGTAAAGCCCATTTTTTCACCTCCATATATAAGGAAAAGCACGGTGAAAATTGCACTGCTTTATGCAATTCCCGAAGAGTTTTTTTAAAATCAGAACGGCAAATCATCATCAATCGGCATATCAACAAAGCCCTGATTTGCAGGCTGAGCAGACGCATAACTCTGCTGTGGCTGTGCATAGGCTGTAGCTGTATTGGTTGTCGTCTGCTTTGGAATATGCTTTACAGTCGGATATTTTGTAGGATTTCTCCAGCTTACTCGCTCCTGTGTTTTTCCGTTGTATTCTTCGTGCTTTATAGTTACACGCAACGGCTTATTGACAAGCTCACCGCAGAACTGCTCAAGGCTGTCGTACTCCTTGCCATCGGGAAGTCCTGCCGCCTTGCCGAGTGCCATAATCTGACCATAGCTGTATCCGTTTACCTGCATATCGTTCTCGGTCGGCTCTCTGCGTTTCCACAAAGTGTGGAATATATGTCCGTTTTTGTACCCCTGCTCAACATCGTTTCGGATAATGAACGAAATGTTCAGGCAGGTTTTTTCCTCGCCTTTTGAATTTGTGTAGTCACGCTCCTCTGCCTTTGCTATAAGACACTCATAATCGCCCTCGGGTTTGAGTGAGTTAGACTGTGTCGCCTCGCTCCAATTTGCTTTAAATCCCATAATTTTACTCCTTTGTAATTAACTCTATCGCCTCATCGGCACTTCTGCACACTCCTGCAACAGCACCGTTGAGTTTCATCATCTGTATGAATTTCTGCTGCTTTTCGGTAGGTCTGCCCTTGGGTGTTTTAACCTCGATAAAGACCGCCCTGCCGTCTGATTTTCTGACACCGAACAAATCCGAAAATCCGGGCGGAACTCCCGTATTGAAATATCTGCCGTCCTTTGTAAAGCCTGCACCTACATTTATACGGAAAATATCGCAGTACGGTGCAATTGCAATACGGATTTTGTTCTGAATTGCGTGTTCTTCTGTCAAGCTATCATACCTCTCTTTCGTGCCTGAAAATATGCCCAGCCTGTTTTGTAGCCGTGGCTTTTTGCGTATGCAAGCAAGTCCGCATAGCTGTGGCAATCATCGGGTGTGCTGAAATCAAGCTTGAATCCCTCAACCTTAATGAGCTTTGCGGTGGTATCGGTTTCAACGGTTCTTTCGGCTGTCGGGAATACATAACCGCAATGCGGACACACGGCTTTCTGCCCTGCCGGCGGTGCTGAAAATGTAAAGAAACATTCAGGACATTGTCTGACCTTTTCCTCCTGCTCCTTTTCGATTTTTTTAACACTCAGCTTTTTGCGTTTTTCAAGCGTCCATTCTCGGTCGTCATCAGGCATTCCGTGCCTTGCATAGTTGCCCACATGGTCAATGATTACCGCCCTTTTGTTTGGCTTATAGCGCATACATCGCATTGACTGCTGAATGTAAAGCGTAAGGCTGTGAGTAGGTCGGAGCAGAATTGTACATTCGCAGTCGGGCACATCAAAGCCCTCTGAAATCAAATCCACATTGCAAAGAATCGTGATTTTTCCGCTGCGAAACTCGTTTATAATCTGTTCTCGCTGTGCTTTTGGGGTTGCTCCGTCAATATGCCTTGCGGATATACCTGCGTCACAAAAAGCCTTCGCCGTTGCAAGACTGTGCTTTACCGAGGAACAGTAACAGACGGCTTTTTTACCGTCTGCAAGCTGTTTGTAATATTTGATAACATCACCGAATACCGTGTTTTTTATCATTGCCTTTTCAATGTCGGCGGTGACATACTCGCCCATTTTGGTGTGTAAACCCGTAAGGTCGGCGACACTCGGAGCGTAGTAGTCATACGGGGCAAGGCAGTTATGCTCAATGAGCCATTTTGTACTCACCCCGATTATGAGCTTGTCGTTGACATCGCCCAAACCGTCACCGTTTAATCGGACAGGTGTTGCGGTGACACCATCTGAAAAATGTTCGTAAATGCGTTTGTAGCTTTGTGCAAGGCTGTGATGATTTTCGTCTGTGATGATAAGTGCGGGTTTTGGCAGTTTTTTCAATCTTCGTGTAAAGGTCTGCACCATACCGATTTGGCACAAATCCATAAGCACACCCCAGCGGACAAAGGTTCTGAATATTTGGTCAACAAGCTCTCTCCTGTGAACAAGGAACAGCACCCGTTTCCCGTTCCAAGTTGTTCGTCTTGCAATTTCTGCGACAATGCAGGACTTTCCGCCACCGCATCCAAGGACAATGCAAGGGGCTTTGTAACCCTCTCGCCAAGCCTGTCTTACCTGTTCAACAAGGTCATTCTGATACGGTCGAAGTTGCATTGTCTGCACCCTCTCTCTGCTTTTCCTGTTTCTTCTGCTTTATCAGCCTTGCAACACACTGCATACAGAGTTGTCTGCCGTAATTTTTTGTTGTGCCGTCAATGATCTGTTTAACGGTGCGTTTGCCGTCCGAAAGTATCGGTGCTTTGCACTCATCACAATACTGTTCGGGTTGCATTGAATAGTATGTTCTCAATGCTTCATCAACAATTTTAAGGTCATTTGATATGTACATTGAATCAAACAAGCCTATCGGACTTTTACAGGTATCGTTACCGTCCGTTTGTGTTGCAAAAAGATACTTGCCGTCAACGACAACAGTTTTTAAAACCGTGGTAAACATTCCCTCGACCGAGATTTTTTCGTCAAGCAACTTGCCGATTGTTTTAGCTTTCTGTCTGCCGTTTTCGTCGGTTTCAATATGGCTGAGAAAATAAACAATCGTGTCATTCGGGAGAGTTTCGACCTCTTTTACAAGCTCCCAAAAATTTTTACCGATATCGGTAAACTTCTGAAAGCCTGTTTCCTTGGCTCTTCTCATATACTCGTTAGCCATGAGATACTGTGCGTCATCAACTGCAATTGACTTGCATTTCTGCTTTTTGATAAAGTCCTCAATATCAATGTAGTTGTCGGAATTGATTGAAGAAGTGAATTTGGTCCTGAACGGAAGTGATTTTCCATTTACATTCACAAGAGCAAGTTCATTTGCTTTGAAATTTCTTAAAGAGGCAGATTTTCCGCTGCCTGAATATCCTAAAACCAATATAGGTAATCCCATAAATAACACCTCACTTAATACTTAACGACTGCTTGGCTTCCATATGTACGAAGGGGATTTCTTCGCCCTTTTTGCAGAGAGCCTTGACATCATTCTTTTTTACTTCGGGCATACTGTACTTTAAGAGGTGATCAAGGTTGTGCTCCTCCGCCCACTCAACAAATGAAATTTCATCATCAACAACAAGGCTCGGAGCGTTCTTTTTAAGCGACATAACCGCTCTCGGCATATCAATCTTCTGTCTGCCGAGTGCCTGCATTGACTTAAACAGATAGGTTTTAAGGCTCTCCGCCTGTTTTTCTTTTTGTGACTGTCTTTTTGCAATTGCCGCCTTTTCGGTTTTAAGCATTTTAGCCTCGGCAAGAAGCTGTTTGTAGTAGATTGCAATGCTCTCGGCTTTCTCGTCAAATTCGCCCTCAATACCCGTGAGAGTATCGAACCACGCTGTCAACATCTTGTTGCGGTATGCGTCCACATTGGCAATGATATTGCCGTCATCATCAATCGGCATTCCGTCTGCATTCGTATCGGGTTCCCATTCGTTGATAGCGTCAAACTGATTAAATAAATCCGAGTACATCTCGGTAAGCTCATAAAGTTTCATTGTTGCTCCCCCTTAAAGATTTATGTTTTGTGTGGCAAGTGCCTCTATTAAATGTTCAACCTTGCCTTTGAAAAATTCCTTGTCCTGTGACTGCTTGGCGAAATCGAGCATACGGACAAAGCTGTCATATGCTATTGAAAAATATGCCTTAAAGACATCCTTGTCATCCGATGAACCGTCAGCCGTCTGAACATTTTGCAGTCTTTCTTCGTACTCCTCTTTCTGCTTGCGAAGAGCCTCCTGCTTTTCGTCCTCAAGCTGTTTTCTGACAATTTTTTCGTTGTTGCGGTATTCTTCTTCGAGTTCGTCATAATGCTTAATGTTCTCCCTTTCCAAAGCCTTAATCGTTTCATTGAGTCTGCGTTCATTGTCGCTCGGCTCTGCAACGGCGACTTCGATAGGGCGGTTTTCAAGCTCCTGAACTTTATTCGTCAGCTTGAAATTTTTGTTCTTTTCCTCTGCAAGCTGATTTTCAATATTGCGATAGCTTTCTTTTGAAGTGTCCGCCTGCTGTTTGTAATAGTCAGCGTCTTTCTTAGCGTTATTGAGCTGTCTGCAATAGTCAATGCTCTTGTCGGTTGCCTCTTGCTTTTCGTCCTTCAGCCTGTCAATCTCTGCCTTTAACTGCTTAACCGTTGTGCTTTCAAGGTCAAGCTTTTCGGCAATTTCAGCCTGTTCGGGTTCGCTTATGGTAGATAAAAGATACAGTTTACTTACTCCCAAATGTTTACTCGAGTAAACATTTTCAGAGGTATTTTCTATAATAGAAATATACTTATGTGCCTGTGTTCTGTTAAAACCTACCTCTGTTTCGCAGTAGTCCTCAAAGTTCTGATATCCAAGCTCCTTGTACAGCTTGTTGTCACGCATTGTTTTAAGTCCGTTGCACATATCCCATATGTTCTGCTGTGCAAGGTTTGCGCTGACAATTATCTTCTGATGCAGTTCAATTGCCTGCTTATGCTGTTCGCTTACTGTTATTTCTGACATTTTTCAACCTTCCTTCTTGATTTTTTGAGTAAGAAAGGATATAATCAAGGTGGTTATATTGTTTATATCCTTACTATCCGTTGAGGCTTTGCAGAGCTTCAGCGGATTTTTCTTTGCAATTGCAATTAATATTTAACATTGATATAATCCAACACCCTTGCCCAGCCGTATCTTTCGCCTGTTTTATCATCTGCGCAGCAGTTATACATCCAATACTCCCACTCTTTAGGATTTTGCTCTTTAAGTAAGTCAAATCTATGAGGGCGCTTTTCCAAGTGCAAACCAAATCCGCACATTGAGCAACCTGTTCTTTGAGCTTTGGTTGTGTACAAAGTACCATCTTCTTGCCTCTCGATTTTTCCATATATTTCGGGAACAGGAACATTTAAATCAAGAGCAAGTTGCAAAATGTCCTGTCTGTTAAAAATCGCAAACGGTGCTGATCTGATTGTAGATTTACCAAAATAATTACAACCATTTATCATTAAGGATTTAGCTCTTCTTCCGCCTTCGGAAGCCATCAAGCCAAGATAAGGCACGCTGTTATGTTCTTTTGCCCAAGTGTTACAAGGCTTTTCTTTTAGATAATAGCAGCATTTTGATGACACTTTGAAATTTGGAATTTGGTAATTTGTACCCTCTTCATTGTTCGCATAACCGCCGAACTTTTCAAGCCATTTTTGCGACATTTTCATACGACTGTTTTTTTGATAACCGCCATAGGCCCCTGTTTCGCCTGTTACAATAGCGTGTCGAACAGTTTTGTTTTTTTCGGTCGGATTTGCAAGTAATTCAATCTTGGCGGCAATTTCTTTTGATAAGACAGGAAATCCAAACTCCTGAATTATATCCTGTTTAGTCCAGCGGTGTTCTTTTCCTGCACTGTCAACATACCGAACTGATGGCTTTAACCTTTCAATTCCGAGCTCTTTATGTATTTTTTGAATACTCGAATCTTCAAGATAAGAAACGCTGATTCCTGTGGCATGGATTCCGATCGACTTTAAAAAGATAAATAATGTAATGCTATCAAGACCGCCGACCGAAACGTGATAGTTTAATTCTCGTCTATCGCATTCTTCAGCAAATTCTCTCGCTCTGATAGTTGCATACTTAACTTTAAATTCATAATCCTGTTTTTGCTTAACAATGAAATCAGAGATTTTTCTCTGTCCGTCAATTCTTTCCATTCGTTCAAAAACATTTTCTTTCATTTCTTCACCCCCACACATTCAAAATTGAATACTTCGGATTCAGGCGTTTCAAGGGCTTTGAGCTTGCGGACCAGTTCTGCGTTTTTCGCTCTTTCGGCAACATATAAGGCTGTCACCTTGTTAAGCTTTGCTTTTGTTTTTTCAAGACGGCTGTTCGCAATGTCACGCTCCTGCTCGGTGCTTGCAAGACTTTTTTGCGTGTATTTAAGCTGGTCTTTGCTGTCACGGTACTTTTTTCTAAGCGACCTTTTTGTTTCTAAATCTTTAAATGCCATTTGTTACACTCCTTTCAACGGGTTTGAACCGAGAATATAATTGAGAAACGGTATTCTCGGAATACGGATAGATGTGCCGACTACAATTACATTGAATCCCAATTTTTCGGGTTCGTCCTTTGCCTGTTCACGTAAGTTTTGCGGAGCAACTCCAATAGCCTTTGCGGCATCTTCCGAGAGCAGATAGACATCACTGCTATCCATAATTTCTTTGATTTTTTTGTTCATCTGAACTGTGTCCATATGTACACCTCCTTAATTTTCGTTGGTAATTTTGTCTGAAACGATTTCGACTGATTCAACATCAGCAACGCTGAGAGCCAGTTTGAGCAGTACAACCTCGCTGACCGTTCGTGTTATCTGATAGCTTGTAACATACGGAATTTCTGTTCCGTCAATTTCAAGAAGGAACTTGTCCTTTGTGTCAATAAGTTTAAGTTTTGCCATTTTCTCACCTGCTTTCTGTTTTACCTATCTTGATTTCTACACCTAAAGCCGTTAAGAGCCTGTCGGCATTTTCAAGAGAAATGCTCTTTTTGCCTTTTTCCCAATACTGAATAGCTCTTTTGGTAAAGCCTGATTTCTTAGCAAGCTCACTTTGCGAAAAGCCTTTCTGTTTTCTGCTTTTGAGCAATATTTCAGCAAATTCATTGATGTGCATTGATTTCACCAACTTTCTATGATATACTATATGTAGTGATGAACAGCAATTCATTACACTATATAACGAAAGTGAGGTGTGCATTGTGCTGAGTTTTAAAAAATGGTTAAGCAAACAAGTTGTTATCGGTAGTGATGTTACATACAACACAGCTAATGACATAATCGCCGACAATAATTTTCCTGAGAGTGTTTGCAAATTTGTAATGCTTGATTATCTTGAAAAAAATGCCGATGATAATACAATTGTTGTTTTTGATGATTTTTACAGAGATTATATTAAATACATCACTCAGAACACCTACCCTGTGGATTAACAAACAACACAACTGTTCCCACAGGATATCTTTTATCCACATTCTTTGCTTTGTGTAATACACCATACGATTCGGTAGTTGTATAACTATCTACATCTTCCCTATTGCTCAGCTCTTCTATCAACTGAGCGGTGGGGATTTTTTTTAATTCATTCATCTTCTTCACCTCTTTTCAGCTAAGTCCGTTTAATGGGACTGCGATTGTGGTATTATTGATTGTGTTGCAAATATCTTTTGCAAATGTTATAATCGAGCAAAGGAGCTGATTATATGTGGGTAATAATTAGTGGTATTTTAGGCATTGCAGGCTTTTTAATATCTTTAATAAACCTGATTAACTATTTTGTTTCGCACAAAGTGAATTTGGAAATCACAATGCTTGAATACGCATACAAATTAGGCGTGCAGGGAAAGAAAAGACTTTTCATTCATTATAAACTTAACAATAAATCGCAACTGCCTATTTCTGTTACCGACATTCAATTAGTTCTGAACGGCATAGAGTACACCGAAGATTACAACACCCACGAAGTTAATTCTTATCATCACAAGGCAAAAGGTGTTGATGAGTATGTTCCTACATACAATGAACATCTGCCTATCAATCTTGAGTGCCTACATTCTCATTCGGGTTACCTCGTTTTTGTAATTCCTGAAGATAATTCTCCAAATCTCGATAAAGGTCTGACTTTTCAAATTCGCACCAATCGGAATAAGGAAGTACAAAAGAAAGTGTCATTGAATGAGGTGGTAACGCTCCGCTCCACTCTACCTTATCAAAAGTATAAAAATCTTTTTCTAAAGGATAAGGCGGAACATAAGGTGCACTGACAGTCTTGTTGACTGTTGGTGCTTTTTCTATGTTGAATAAATTATTAAAAAATCCCATTTTCTCACCCCCTTAATATAATAGTTGCATTTATGCGACAAACTGACTAAAAAAAATAGCCTGTGCCTCATCACCTGTTAATCCGAGAATTTGTGTGATAGCGTCTGCCTGCTTAATGGTAAAATCCTCACCACCGTTAGAAAGTTTACGATACATCGTACTTTTGTCGATACCGATACTTTCAGCAACCTTTTCAGGGGTTAATCTTTTCTCCTTGATAGCCCCTTTCAGCTTATCAACATTAGTCAATTTTATCACCTCCAGTTTTTATTGTGTTGCATTTCTGCGACAACTATATGATACCACCCTTGTAAGTTATTGTCAATATATTTTTCGCATTTTTGCAAAATTATTTTTATTTTTTCAAAAAGTAGTTGCATTTTTGCAACCGTTATGTTATAATACTGTACAGTAAAGGAACGGTGGCGGCTGTTTCGACTCCCTTGAGAAAGGGGGTGATTGCGTGGAATACATAGCTGTGATAGTAATTTTCACATTTTTTATTGTGTTCACCATAAAGAAATAACCGCCCTGTACTGCAATACAAGACGGTTATAAAAAATAATTAGTTTTTGAATAGCGGAACAGCTAAAGCCGTTCCCTTACTACCATTATAATACAACTTATTTTGCATTATGTCAATAACAATATATTGAAAAAAGGTGTTACTTATGACAATCGGCGAACGCATTAAAAAATTGCGAGAAGAAAAAAATATAACTGTTGATAAACTTGCCGAGCTGATAGGAAAGAACAGAGCTACAATATACAGATATGAAAGCAGCGAGATTGAAAAGTTACCAACAAGCGTATTAGAACCGCTTTGTAAAGCTTTAGGAACTACTCCTGCGTATATTATGGGTTGGGACGATAAAACACCGGAACAAGCAACCCCCCTTCCGCAAACAAATGTATTTATGCGACCGGTATATGACAGCATTTCGGCAGGGTTCGGAGTGATAGCTCAGGATGTGCCTGTTGACTATATGCCTACATACATCACCTGCCCCTCAGAACAGGATAAATATATATGGATAAATGTTCACGGTGATTCTATGAGCCCTCTGATTGATGACGGCAGTAAAATTCTTATTAAAAAGCAAACCTCCGTTGACAGCGGTCAGATTGCCGCAGTCCTCGTTGACGATGAAGAGGCTGTTGTTAAAAAGGTCCTTTACAACGATAACACCGTTGAGTTGCATTCAGTCAACCCCTACTATCCCCCACGAGTGTTCAAAAATAACGACGTCACCCGTGTTCAAATCCTCGGTCTTGTAAAAGAAGTCAGTAAATCGTTACAGTGAGAAAAGCTGTTTTACTGTAACAGTTAAATTTGTAAAAATATATTGATTTTGTGAATTTCTCGGTGTATAATTATACTCAATTCGTAAAAACAGCCTATTTTTACGAATTGATTTTCTGATATATGCGTATAATTGTTAAATTACGGCATATAATACTTATTGGAGAGGTGATACATTTGGGGTATAAATCTTTAGATAAGCTGTTTTATTCTGACAAAGAAAATTATGAAAAAATTTACAACGAAAGGTATAAAAGCGAATACGCAGTACACTTAGATTTTCTGATACACGATAACCCTGCTTTTTTTGTGATGATACCCGAATTTATTACGAAAATTCGTGACATTTATAAAACCGATAAGCAAATCAAAGCTTTAAGGGATTCATTACCCGAAAAAGCAATTGACCATTTCGCTATCAGATGTTTGGTTGATGAAATTGTAAAGACAAATGATATTGAAGGTGTTTACAGCTCAAGAAGAGAAATTAACAGTGTCTTGTCAGAACTGGAAACAAAGAGCCACGGGAAGCGTTTTATGGGGCTTGTGCAAAAATATCTTATGTTGCAAAAAAATGAAACTATGTCCTTTGACACCTGCGAAGATATCCGCAACCTGTACAATGATTTAGTATATTTTGAAATCGAAGAAGATAACCCGTCTGATTTGCCTGACGGTAAAATCTTCAGAAAAGATTCAACAAGCGTCCTCAGTGCAACGCAAAAAGAACTTCACAGAGGAGTTAATCCCGAAGGAAAAATTATAGAGTGTATGAATAAAGCGTTGGCAATACTTAATGACAAAAGCATTGAGTGTGTTTTCAGAATATCAATTTTTCATTACCTCTTTGGTTACATTCATCCTTTCTATGACGGCAACGGAAGAACATCCCGTTTCATCAGCAGTTACTTGTTGTCAAAAGAATTTGAATCAATTATCGGTTACAGAATGTCTTATTCTATTAAAGAGAACATAAACGATTACTACAAGGCATTCAAGGTGTGTAATGACCCGAAAAACAAGGGAGATTTAACTCCTTTTATAATTATGTTTACCGATATTATTGATGATTCGTTGCACAAGTTGGTGTACGCTTTGGAGAAAAGATTAGAGCAACTGACACATTACGGAAAGTGCATTATCTTTCTGCCTAAAGGCGCCGACGAAAAATATAGTGATCTGTATTTTTTGCTTATTCAGGCAAGTTTGTTTTCCGAAAGCGGAATAAGCACAAAGGAACTAATGGATATTATGAAATTAAGCAGAAGTACAGTTACAAACAGGTTAAACACCCTGTCCGATTACGGTTTAATAATCAAAAAAACTTTAGGCAATATCCGTTGCTACAGTCTCGACATAGATAAAATAGATACAATAATGGAAGAGATAAATAAATAAAAAAAAACCGCCCTGACCTGTTGGCGCAAGTCGGAGCGGAAACCACCACACAGGGTGCAGTGATACTACTAAAAGCAATAATATTGTATCACACTCCCCTGAATTTTTCAAGTTTTGAATATCAGGGGATTTTTGCACCCTTTTTTAAGCAAAAGGAGTGTATAAAATGAAACTGCCTAACGGCTACGGCTCTGTTTATAAGCTGAGCGGAAACAGGCGCAATCCGTGGGTTGCCTGCGTGACAATAGGATACAACAAAGAAACACGCAATCAGGAACGCAGAGTTATAGGCTACTTTCCAAACAAGCCTAAAGCTCTGAACGCTCTTGCTGATTACAATCAAAACCCGTTTGATGTTGATTCGGCAAGACGCACTTTTTCAGAAATTTATGAACTTTGGTACATGGAGTTCATCACCGAAGACACAAATCCGAACACCAAAAGACAGTATAATGCGGCATACAAACAATGCTCAATGTTATACAATCGCAAGATGTCCGATATAAAAATCATTGATATGCAACGAGTTCTCGACAACTGCAACAACGGTTATCAATCGGTTAGGCGAATTAAAATTCTGTTGAACAAAATCTACGAATACTGCATATTTCACGATATACTCCATAACAATCTTGCAGAAGAATTGAAAATCAATGCCAAGTCAGATGAAACAAAACGAGCACGCAGGGAGTTTTCGGAAAGCGAAATAAATCTTTTGTGGGAATATTCAAATCTTGATTCGGTAAAAATAGTGCTTATGCTGATTTATTCGGGAGTGCGTGTGTCTGAACTTCTCAATCTGAAAATTTCAAATGTAAACCTTGACGAACAGACTTTCTTTGTTGAAAGTTCAAAAACCGATTCAGGTGTACGAACCGTGCCTATAGCAGACAAAGTATTGCCGTTTTGGCAGAAATTCATCAGCGATTCTCAATGTGGATATGTTCTGAATAACACCAATGGCAAGCCGCTGAAATACGATAACTTTAAACGCAACTACTGGACACCTCTGCAAAACGATTTAGGTTTAGACCACACCATACACGAAACAAGACACACCTGCATTTCAATGCTTGTATCGGCAAATGTGAACCACACAATCATCAAAAAAATAGTTGGTCACAAGTCGAAAATGGACTTGACCGAAAAGGTTTACACTCACATTAACCCAAAAGAATTAGTGAATGCAATCAACAAAATATAGTCTTATATTATCCTGAATTGTTCATAATTATGTTCCGTAGCTTACATATAGCTAACAAAATCCCCCATTTTCCCCATTCCTATCCCCCTTGCAAGTTACCCGCACCAACAGCCGTTTCTTATGCAGGGACGGCTGTTTTCTACCACATTTTCGGTCTGTTTTATGGTGATTTTCAAAATATTTGAATTAATTTTGAATAAAAAACGAAAATTATGTTGACAAATCCGAAAATATGGTATATAATAATTAAGCTGTTGTTATTAAACAACATTTCGAGGTGTAGCTCAGTTTGGTAGAGTGCTTGGTTTGGGACCAAGATGCCGCAGGTTCAAGTCCTGTCACCTCGACCAAAAAAGGTGGTTTTTTAACCGCCTTTTATTTTTTGCCAAAATTACTTAAAATGCCTT